AAGTACGACCCAACACCTTTTACAAATTCCATTTCGTTTGATGTGCCAGTTGACAAATGTAACATTCGCAAGTTGCTTTATACAAGAGTGCCACGAAAGAAAAAGAAGTGGCAAAAGAAACAAGTTGCTATGATTGACGGAAAGCCCGTAAAACACTTGCGTTATGATTATTTAGGATGCTACTATTGGATAAAATAACAAGATTATGGAACAAAAAGAATTTAGGTCAGTAGGTAAGATGTACAAGAAAATTTCAGGAAAAAGATATAGACTGCCTCGCAAGGTTAAGAAACGCTTTAAGACCAACATGTGCAAGCATGGTTGGGACATCAAGAAACTAAGGTTTAGTTACAAACGACTGAATATGGACATGATAAAATAATAGAAAGCCGTGATTTGCTTGTTTTTAAGCCAGTCACGGCATTTTCTTTACCTTTCCTTGATAGTTGCACACCAAACAAAAGAAATGCGCTTATTCGGCTTTATTTTCAGTCTCGGTTTCAAAGTCTTTCTCGTCAAGCGTTTTCTTTAGGTAGTCAATACTTGGGCTTGTGCTACCAAAGCCGCCTCCACTAAACATAGAACTTAACAAACCAAGTGCAAACATACTTCCAAGACCGTTGTCAAACTGCACCTTCTTTCCCCAAAGCAATTCGCACAATGTACTCAAATGTGCCTCGGTGGTCATTTTGTCCTTGTTGTACTTTTGCTTTTCAAACTCGTCAAGTTTGTAAAACTCTTCACTGTAAATAAACTCAGTCTTTGATACAAGGCTTTCAAGAGTTACCTTGTATTCTTCTAAAAGTTTTTCTCTTTCCATAATTTTATTTGTTTTTTATTTATTAGCGACAAGGTTCTCCAATTTCTTCTACAAGTTGGCGCATAAGAAACCCAGACAAGTATGCCGCATCCTCAGAGTAGTAGGGAACATCATAGGCATCTATAATAGATGTTACAACGTGCGCAAGTTCATGGGCGCAACTATCCCAGAATTGACTTGGGGATGTAGCCTTGCTAATGTAGATTGCAGACATCCTTAAAATATCGTTGCTTATTGCCATGCCAGTATTGTAGTTAGACAATATACTCAACGCTTTGTTGATGTTTCGTTGTTTCATTCCAAAACTACTAAGTTGCTCCTGTAGTTCTTCGTATTCCAAATCTACATCGAAGTCGAATACCACAATAACAGCCCATTCATTGTTTGGGAATTTCAAATACGCTTGTTTCATAGCCTACACAAATTCTTGCCAGTATATCGGAATACCTGCGTTACACATTTTTGCTTTGAAACAAGCAAGCACATTGGTAGGTTCTCCATCAACATCACAAATGGTCTCTTCAATATACTTTGCGCGACGCTTGTCAGTATCAAGTGACTCTGCGTAATCGTTTAAGCACATCATATAAAGATACCACGCATCAAACTTGCTTTCGTATGGAATCTTAATGTCATTGGCTTTAAGAATTTCCATAACGTCATCTACAGGTACTATAGGAATATTCTTCACCTTACCCGTTGCTGGGTCTTCTGCCTGCATATTGCTAATAGCCCACGCTGCCAACTTTCTACTGAAATGCCCTTGATACATTTCCATATAAGCAGCTTCTTCTTCCGTCATTAAATATCTCATGTTAAATTTTCCTTTATTTCTTAACTTGTTTGTTTTTATAAGTTAAGGAATCGGGGAAAACTTAACGCAATCCCCAATCCCTCTTCAAATCAGATTAGATGTACCTACCCATCGAGTCTCTTCGACGGCGCATTTCCATCTCTTCATCCTCCATGTCTTCCATTGCGTGCTCGTATCCCTTCTTGTAGTAGTGTTCACGCATGTTGGCACTTGAACCGCCATAGTTACGATAGTTGCCACGACGGTAGTTTCGACGCATCTGAGAGCGCAAGCCCTCCATTTCGTCATCACGGTCTGTATTCAGAATAATATAGCCCATCCGATAGTCCTTTCTTACTTTAGTGGATTAAACAGAACTTGGCGCAGGAGAGTCCAACTTTTGCAAGATGCCAAGAATTGTGTCAAGTTTCTTGTCCGTGTCAGCTTGACGACGTTCAAGGTCACTGATAGTTCTTGCCTGTTTCTTGTTTTCTGCATACTGAGGATTCAACACTTCAAGCATCTTTTCAGATTCGGCAATAACAGATTTGTGGTACGGAATTTGTTCAATGGCTTTCTTTGAAGTCTGCAACATTGCGTCAACCGCTTGTAGCATAGCCTCTCGACTGCCAGTAAATGTATCATTACCACGAGCCGCTATTTCAACGTTGATAGGTATTTCGGAAAACACCTCATCCTTTCCGTTGATAGTCACTGTAACATCAATCACCTGTTGCATCTGCATTCCAATGCCTATGTTAGGTGTTTGTGTCGGGAACTTAGCCCTCGGTTGTGACTTTGTTTTCACTACACCCGTTTCCAAGACAGGCTTTTCTCCTTTTCTCAATACATAGAATGGACTTCCTATGCCAAGATTCTGTATATCCATTGTTAATTACTTTTGATTGTTAAACACTAAGTTAAACGGTTGTACGTGACATCAGTTGAAGTATGCCATCGAAACGATTGTTGAACACAAGGAACACACCTGTACCACCAATCAACTCCGCGACTGTAACTGGAGTCCCGTCAAAGAGCGTCAACGCCCTTGTAGTACCGTTTAAGGTAAGGGTTACTGGAAGTGTGGTTGTTGTTCCTGCTGGTATCGCATCGGAAAGCCGTACCGTAAAATAGCCTACTGGCTGAATACGACGGAATCCTAATGCAATATCAACTGATTCTGTTCCAACCGTAACATTTGTTGACGGTAGGTAGGCAATACCACCTGCATTCGTAGTTATGTTATTAAAACATGCCATACGTTACCTCCTTTCGCCTACTTAGAAAACAATATTCCCGCCAAACCCGTTGCCGTAGAAGCCATTGAAACCGCCCATATAGGGTGTGGTATTCACAGCCTGAATCTGCGGCCACTGAACTGGCACAGTCGGAAGTTGCTTATCGGCAATCTCCGTAACCTTTGCCTGCAATGGAGCAATCAGTGAATTAACATAGCCCGTAATCTGAGCAGTCTGGTTTGCATTGTCGATTTGACCGCGAAGCTGAGTTATGATGTCGGCCTGTGTGTCAATCTTAGCCTGCATATCACGCTCACGGGCAGCACAGAATTGGTTATCCATCTCTACGGTCTGAGCATTGATGGCGTTAATGATAGCGTTTGCGTTGCGGTCTGCCTGAGAACCGAGCTGATTGGTCTGGTTGAGGGTTGCAATCTGAGACTGGTAGCCCTGCTCAAGAATCTGCTTCTGAGTCTGGCAGCAGCACTGTGAGAACTGATTTGCCAGCTGACAGTTGCCGCTCTGGATTGCGTTCACCACCTGCATCACGTTCATGCCCTGATTAGCTGCGATTGTTGCGAGAGCGTTCTGAACGTTCTGTACTCCACTATTCAAGAGGTTGAAGTCTTGACCAACCATTGTTGCAAGGTTTTGTACTGCGCTGCGCTGTGCCTCACCTTGTGAAGTTATGGCGTTCATAAGCAGTTCGCGACCACTGTCAGTGTTTAACTGGCTTGAAAGAGCAGCTATCTGTGCGCTGCCACCGTTATTGCCCCAGCCTCCAAAGCCATTGCCACCGCCCCAGCCAAACATGGATGCGACGAGAGCAAGACCGAAAATGTCGAAAATACCATTTCCGAAAGAGCCAAATCCATTATTGTAGCCATAGCCCATTCCACCGAATCCGATGGGGATTGAAAACGGGATGTTTGTTCCGTTGTTGTTGCCATTGTCGGGCAACTGATAAATTTCACTCATAATCAAGTAAGATTTAATTTGTTAAACTTTAGTTATTAATCACATCGTAACGTTACGATTGCAAAGTTATAGGGTTTAACAACAAAATCCTACTCGAACTCTTTCAAGTCCATGTACAATTTATAAAGCCCCAGAAAACAAAGGGTTTTAAGGGGCTTTTGTCGTTGTAAGATGAAATTATTTTATAATTTCGTTTTTGTAAGTCGTTGTGTATTAAATGTTTATTTAATTATTCTTGGTTAAATATTTTAGAAATGCGTAAGGCTTTCTTTCGTCCAAATACACGACATTGCCTTGGTTAGAATAAGCCTCCCGTTCAAACGAGATGTTCTTGTATGCCGTAATGGTGTTGCGGTAGTAGCATAGTTTGATAAGCCACTCCAAGCCGTACCAAAGGAGGAAAAACACCAAGAGCATTTCCTTCTGCTGTTCGCCATGAATATTCTCGTGTCGCTCTGTCTGAACACTGAACTTTCCCGCTTCGTCCTTGAGCACAAAGACAAACGGCCATAATGTCATTGCCGTAAATCCTTTCACTGGGAATATGTTGCTGTATATCTTCTTCATATCTTGTTCTCCTTTATTCTCCCTCGTTTTTATCTTTGCTATAAGACCTTAGTGAGTCTATGATATATGGCGCAAAACACACCTCTGCGAGTTTCATTATCAAACCATACTCTTTCTCTGAAAGTTCCAACTCTCCCTCCGAGTTATATATCTTTAGAGCAAGTGCGTGATATGGAATACCAGAGCCTTTCTGATAGAGTTCGTTGGCTATCTGCTCTCTGACATCGTATGTGTTTGACTTCGTATGAGCCAAATCGGTGAAGACCACGAATTTTGTAAAATCAATCTTTATCATATCTATCATTTATTTTTTTACCATTAAATAACCATCATTTTCGTATACATCTCCTGGCAGCGTATTCTCTTCTGTTGGCCAGGCACTTGTATTATCTGTCAAGTTTGATGCCCTTAACGAAATTGCACCATTGGCTGCAAGAGACATTTCAAACCTGATAGTTTTGTTTCTGTATACTGTTTGCAAACCAACACCCCTGCCACCAAATGATGCACTTGTGTCTCCATTATCAAGAGAAAGAACCAGTCCATTGAATGTAAGTGTGGAAGTATTATTTACGTTTGGATGTTTCATGATAAAGTGAGGAAACCAATACTGAGTGCCTTCTTGACCAAACGAAAGTATAGCCAAATCTTTCAGACCGTTTGACATCCTTATACCTGCTTCATTGTTCTCTACACTTGGACTGATAATCATGTGCCTACCATTGGCATCGCCCACGGTTAATACTCCTGTTATGCTCATTGGTCCAGTAATAGAACCGCTCTCCGCCGTTACCTTTCCAGTGAACTCGCCACTGGAGGCATGCACTTCGCCACGGATATACGCATCGTTCTGGTATGTCTTGCCAGTCAGTCCGTCAACTGCAAAGTTAGGAATAAAATTCGTACCAATATTGTCGTTAGGATGGTCTGGGTTAAATTGTGTATAGTTTTCGCTTTCTTGGCCGTTTATTGTTCCGTGTTGAGAAATCATCCAGTCTCCATTAATAATGAACGAGCCAAGATATGCATTTTTGCCGAATATTGCTTGTGTTATTATATACTTGAACTCTGCGTTCATTTTTTCCCACCCAAGTATTCCGTTTGCACTTTCTTTTGGTTCTCCCATATCGTGCATGCTGTATGCCCCATTTTTAGATGGGTTGAAAATCCAATATTCATCTTGGTAAAGGAAATAAGGTGCTTGTAATTGGTTTACAACATACACAGTTTCGTCATTATCTTCCCATTCCTGTGCGTAATAATAAAACCTGTTTATGTTTCCGCGTTTTGATTTTCTCTCTACGTCACCTTGTATTGTCTGTACGTTTCTTTGCATAAAATCAAGCTCACCGCTTATGGTCTTAACCATTTCTACGGTCTGTCCTATCTGGTTTAAAACGACCTCAATATTATCGGTAAGCGTGATGTCATATTGTGGAAGTGGTGAATCGCCGTACTTAATTGTAAGCTGTTTTACAAACAATTGCTGTTCAACACCACCGAACATAAAGTGTATGACGCTATTAGGGTGGATTTGTTCAAGGATGTTTGTATGTGTTGCAAGGAAATATTCATCAAACTTCAATGGATAATCAAAGTAATATATGTTATTTTCCAACATATATGTTTTCATTGCATCGTCAAGTCTTTCCTCTGCGCTTGTTATGTACGAAAGAGGCAACGATATTCCAATAAACACAAACAAGTCATTCGCATTTGGCTGTTGGTATATGTTAGGCATCAACGTACCAAAGGTGCTGTTGTCCTTTTGTACTACAACACTTATCTGGCCAAGGTTTGATTTCGGGTATTTAGTAAGGTCGCGCTGTGCGCCGTCTGGAACAAAGTTTCCATCTGAGTCGTAGAAATTAGCCTTGTAGTCATCCCAATCCACTTGTATATTAAATGTACAACCAATACAAGCACCGCTGCGCATATTGATTTGCATTTCCTGTGTGATTGCAGCGCAAGCGTACAAGTCAAATGAAAGTTGAGGCAATGTTATTTGGAAATACGACTGCAAGTAGTTTCCGTCGTCATCCATAGAATCATCCCAATTGTCGGCAGGAGTAAGGTCGGCATTCAAAGGAATAGCACTTACAATACCCATGCTTTCGCTTGAATCAAACTCTGGTTTGATGTCTTCAAACTCATGGCTTTCGTATGATGGAGCTTGTGGGTTTATCTCGTTTGTATAAGGATATTCCTGTGTTGCTATTGCATCGTAATAGTCCTTTATTTCAATGGATGGGATATAGTTTGGGTTTGCCTGACCGTTTGAAAGATACGGGCTAACCTTGTTGAAGACCGTCTGACTGTATATTGACGGCATTAAGTTTGTGCGTGTAAATGGATGCTTGATTAGCTTGACATATTGACCGCCTACTATTCCTTTGTATATTGGATAGGAATTTGGGTCGTTTGGATTATTGTTGATGGTGTAATCCCAATCTTGGTTGCCATACCATATAATCTGAGGATAGCCATATGGAATGTTTGATTCACTACCACTTCCAGAAATACGTGTTATGATTTTGTTGTTTCTTGGTGTTCTTGAGTTGTTCTTCAATCCCACACCTTTACCCATTTGGAATACAAAAGGTGTTGAACTCCCACTTTCATATATCTCGTTTGATGGCAAACCATATTCCACAACGAACCTTTTCCCTTGTGAATATAGTTGGTCTGTTTGTGGTAATTGACTCACGATATAAGGAACACCCCATATCTCATAACCCCTCTTGATGGCTTCGGCAATGCTGATTTTGTCGAACTGCTGAACCTCACTAAGCTCATTATTCTTTTCTGTTGGAAAGCGGTCACTCTTGCGAACATGCCATACAGTGCCTTGCAAGTTCTTGTTCAGCTTGTCAAAGTAGTCTTGCGGATTACCTATCCAAGAAAAGGTCTTGTTTTGCGAAAGATACTTCTCTTCTCCAGACTTTGTTGCCACATCCGTAAAAGGAAAATTGCTAAGTTGACACATTGGATGATAGAACTCAAAGGAGTATTTTGTCGTCCCTTTAAGCTCGCTGTTGTCAGCAACAATACCCTCACGAACTATAGTCGGTGGGTTTACAAGCATATAGTGTACATCGTTATACTCTATATACTCCTTCATGGTTACATTTAGAGAGTTGTCTATGTAATACACTTCGCCAGTAATCTTGTCGCCAAGTGACATGACAATGCTATCAACAACAGACTTACGAAGAACGAGATTGTGGAAAGGTGTCCCGTCCTCGTTGTATATCGGAAATGTTATATTGTTTGTAGCCATCTTATGAGTTTTCTAATTGCAAATATAAGGAATATTGCGCAAACAGACAAGCAAAAGTAGCACCATTTAGGAATTTTTTGCTTTTCAACGGTTATGTATTCTTTGTGTAAAAGTTTTTCTTTCAGCGAATCACACATTGAAACATAAACCAAAAGCGAATCCCTTTCAAGTTTTATTCGGTCTATCGAATCTTTCAAACACTTTTCGTATTCCCTGTTTCTTGAAACCGTTTCCTTTTCTTTGTGCCACGTTTCCTGTTTGATAATATTACCATTAGTGTCAACGGTTGTCACGGTTGAATCGGACTTTTCTACTTTTTTATCCGTGCTCACGACCTCTTTTTCGTTCTTTTCGGTTTTGTGGGTTATGCTTGAGGAATCATTCTTAAAAACCTTTGTATCAATCGAATCCTTTATTATTTCGGTTTTTATGTGTTCATTCTCGATAACCTTTTTCTTTGTCGCGCAAGAGCAAAGTATAAAAAGTACGCCAACAAAGACAGCTATCGCTATAGGAGTGCAACATCCGCTTCTTCCCATTGGTGACTCATCCCAAAGTTTGCTAAAATAATCTTTGTCATTCATACTACTTATCAATTACAAGTTTAACAATTTCTCCACGACCTAATGCGGTCTTTATCTTACTTTCGATAAGCCCTGTCCAATAGCGCGAGTTGCTTATCCATCCGACCTTGTCGTTTTTCCCAAAGCCGATACACCCAAGCGAATCTTCTGGTTTGTTAAGCGAATGCAGACGAATACCTTCAAATCCCTTGACGTCTTTTACTAAAGGCATAACCATTTTATATTTAGGAGAGTATGTCATCGTTATTAGGTATTCTCCGCTTGGAATGGCGGTCTTGCCGTAAACTTTTTTCTCTCTGATTTGGTCTACAGTCATATCACTTGTAAGCCCCCTGTCGGCATCTTCCAAGGCATTACAGTAGGACTTGCCGTCTCCGAACCTTGTACCATTTATAAAAACATTACTGATGGTGTATGTAGGTTTCTTCCACTTCCTGTCAATTCTTATTACCATCGCTATTCCATCTCCTTTCCTTTTTTCTTTTTATCCTTGTTCACCAAAGCCTCAATGCGGCGACCCATGCGTGCAATGTCTCGTTTCATATCCTCTTGCTGTGACCTCAAGTCGCCAACTTCTTTTCGTAACTCGCGGTTTTCTTTTCTTAATTCCTCGTTTTCTTTGCGCAACAAGTCGCGGTCTTGGCGAATAAAATCACAAGACTTTTCCAAATCATCAATAGTATGTTGGTATACGTGTTGTTGAGCCTCCCACCCATTAGCCTCTGCGGTTGTAGCCTCGCCGTTCGCTTTCTTTTTGTTAGCCTTGTAGTAGATAAACCACCCACCTCCAAGAAAAACTGTTACTATTGTGTTTATGATGCTATATATATCCATATCTTTATACGTTTTGGTCGTTAGGTTGGTTGTCAATTATCACATCATTACGGTTTCTTGCAACGTTTCCTGCGGTCTGTGCCGCTTCATCTGCCGTCTTATCATTACGACTAACAAGGCTACCACGTTCCTTGATAACGCGCTCAACCTCATCGGGTGCTGCATCAGGACACTTTTCCAATACCGTTTGCGTAGACAGGTATGGTGCTTCCATTCCAAGGTTGACAAGTTTGGTATTTGTCGTTTCAAGCGACCAAGGATTAATCTTTGCGCCAATGCGTACCTTTGCAAACTTGTTTGAGCCTGCACCTCCTTCAAGGTCAAGACCTTCTTGGTGTAAGTACACCATATCATTGACAAAACATTGCCAATCCATTGCACTTTGCACGGCAAGAGAATAGTCATTAGACATTGCAAGGGCGATACCATTACCACCACTGTTTGATGTGGTTATGTCTTTCGGCGTGATAAACGACGTGGAAGAGAATAAAGAAATCTTTTCTTCAAGGGTTTTAAGATAGCCATCCATTGTCTGCGGCTCTGGGAACTCCAACACCTTAACATCTTGCTTGCCATTTGTCGTGTCACTTGAAAGGTTTACGATAAGTGTACTTGAATCTCTTTGCAAAGAACCTTTGTCCATTTCCCCCCAAAAAGCAAGTGCAAACGTTCCGAAACGCTTCAAGGCAATGGCGGCAATGTTTGCCATAAGTTCCCACATTTCAATGCTTGATTCGGCATACTCCCATGCAACCTTTCCTCGTTTGATAAGCAATGGGTTGCGTGAAAATCCGTGAGGTTCTGACACTATTTCCCATCCATTAGTCCCCTGTGTGCAGCGATAGTGTAACCTGTTGTCGAACGTGTCAATAACTATCTTATTGTCTACTTGATAGAACAAAGAACGTGCAACCTCATTACCATACTCATCGTAATTTGGTGTCATTTGATAACCATCCTCATACGAAAAATTGGTCATGGTGTATTTGCCAGTTTCCTTGTCGTAAGAGAACAACAATCCGCAATTACCAAGTTGCTTACACGTATTGATAGCCATGTACTTGTTCCACTCACAATTGCGCCACATCCATTCCTGCTTGATTTGGTCAAACAACTCCCTTTCTCCGTCCTCTGGTTTTGGATTAAACAAACAAAAGTCAAGAGGGTTTGCCGTAAGATTGCGGACATGTGCCGAGTGTATCAACTTTTGGAATGATGCAGTTTGTGTTATCTCCATCATATTTGTCGGCAACTCATGTCCGTCAAGTACAACCTTGATATGTGGTATTGCCTTATTTAATATAATATGGTGTAAGTCTGGTCGATACTCCGTAATGTACAAGTCCTGTGAAATCGGATTTAGATTCAAGTTTGCAAAACCAGTTTCAAGCGTTGTATTGTTCAATATACCACCCTTTGACTTTTCATAGCTATGTAGGTTCGTTGTTCCACCTCTTGTAAAAGGCTTCATCTGCATCAACCTCGTAGGCTCTGACAAAAACCAATTTATGTCTCTTTCTCTTTTCATCTTATATTGTGCTTAAAGTTTGTAACATCCAATCGTTGTTTATCTTTATCTTTGGTCTTTCAAGACGTGTATCAATTTCTTCTTGCCCATTTACACCAAGCAATGAAAGCATATCACTCGCTTCAAGTGTTTTTCGCATCAAACCAGCATCATCGCGAAGCATCCTATGGCAATCATATATCATACTACCGCACATAAGTATGCAGTTATCAAACAAGTCTGGCGACATGCCCTTTAGCAATGATTTCATAGCGTCTTTGTTCATCATGGCTATACGTCCGTTCGGTGTTTTGTAGAATTGGAATATACGACTCTCGAACAACATGTGTTTTAGAATTGTCGTACCTCCACTACGCTTCATATTTTGATGATAGTAGTGCGACTGTGCAAGACGTGGCTCGTAATGTATCAAGCCCGCCTTAATCATTTGCATTGTGATATGTC